CACCCAGCAGTATCTTTGCTGTGCATTTGTCGCCATGCCGTTATTGCCCTCAGCTTTGGCAGGCTTCTTCGGGGCTGACGGCTTGCGTCTGTACAGTTCTTTCAGGACTGCCTTTGCTTCCTTGTCATTAAGTTCTTTTATCGACTGCTTACCTGTTATGCCGTACACAAGTTCGTGCAGAAGATCGTCATGCCCATGCCCCTTTATGCCCAGTTCCGAGCCTATGGCATATATCTTCCTGATCTGTTCCTTAGCCGCCATGCTCCGTCCCCCTTTCACTCGTCCGACAGGTCTATGCGTATCTTTGCAGTCTGCTCGACCGTCACTGCGCTGTCGATATACTTTATCTTCTCGGCTATTTCTTCATCGGAAGTCGTGCCGCACAGTTCCATGAGTTTCATAAACTCGTTCCAGACTGCTATCTCAGACACAAGATAAGCATTTTCCTTAGCCTGCTCCTCGTCAAGACCGCCCAGCTTCATGAGGTTTTTAACGTCAGTGTCGAAGGTCTTGCCTTTAAGCTTTTTGAGAAGTGCTTTTGAGGTATTCTCGTCAAGTTCCAGCGAGCCGACAAGTTCTTCCACCGAAGCGCCCCTCAGATATTCGCCGTTGTACATCGCTGTGAGCATTCTCGATGCACCTGCACTCAGCTTGTAGGTCGTGACCTCGGTGACAACATCGCCATAAGCCGCACCGAATATTTTCGGAAGCTGTGAGGGGTAGACGATCTTCAAACTGTCCGATTCGGTAGCAGTTACCTTGTTGCCCACACCGTCCGACCAGCTTACCGACTTGTACTTTGTATCGGCAAGTTCGCCTTCCATTTCTTTGAGAAATTCGGCTTCGATGCGGTCGGCTTCGTTTTTAAGTTCGCCAATCTGAGCCTTTATCTCCCTGTAACGTCTTATGCGTTCCTGTGCATTTTCAAGCATTTTTCTCAACCTCCCTGTTGATCCCGTTGATACATCTGCGGCAGAGTTCCAGACCCTTATACGCTGTGATCTGCTCGACACTTCCGCACACCTTGCATATCGGGACGTGCGGTTTTAACAGCAAGCCTTTTTCAGTCTGCTCTATGTCGATAGCCGTTCCCGGCAGAAGTCCTGCCTCTGTCCTCATGCCTTTTGGTATCGTCAGCTGTCCGCCGCTGCCGATCTTCTTGTGTTTTCTCATTTGTATCAGTCCTCCTTATATGTATTATGTTCTTCATCTGCCTGTTCCTCACTCGGCTTGAAGTCTCTGCACGGAGTAAGCCGTGACCACTCCATACATTTTTTCATGTAGATACAGTCACGGCAGGAGATGATCTTTGGCTTTTGGTACTTGACTTTCATGATTTCTTCCCCCTGAAATAGTGTTCGGGTATCTTCTTCATGCTGCTCATGCGCTGACACTCGACCTCGATGCCGTTTCTTTGACAGCCAATGATCTGATATGACTGTACATTCAGGCTCGCCAATATCGGCTCGATGTCACATCGGTCAGTTGTAACAGTTATCTCGCCTTTGACCTCTCCAACAGCGTTATGCTGTGTGAAGCTGTCACGGCGGAACACTGCAAATATCCTGAAATCCTGCATTTTCCGTCTCTCCTTGTATTGTTATAATCTGCACTCTGCATTCAAGGGGCTTGTGACCCTCATTATTCTTTACGAACAATGGCTGCATTACAGTCCCGAAGCTCTGACCTTCGGGAGAGGATATATTAGAACCTGTCTTCACAAGGCTCTGTACGTTTATTTTCTGCGGTTCTTGCTGCTTATCTCAACGGCTGCAAGCGTTCTGACTGTGCCTGTGAAGCGATGCACCACTGTCAGTTCATCGGGGCTTGTTTCACGAACGAGCCAGTTTTCGGGTTTGAGGTGGTAGTATTCAAGCAGTTCTTTCTGGGAACGTGTAGGGCGTTTAGGCTGTTTCATCGTTATACCTCCATGTTCATGTACTTTGCAGTTGCAACAAGTCCGTCGTAGGTTATATTATCGTTATTGTAAGCGGTGCTGAAAAGATTTACCGCACCTCTTACAGCCTGCCTGCTTTGTGCTATCCTCAGCAGAAATTCAAGTTCGGGTTCTTTGCCTGAAAGCATCGGAAAAAGCAGTTCAATATCTTCTTTTTTTATGTTGGCGGTGCTGTAAATGCGTGTCTGCTTGGTGCGGTTGCGTATCTGAGCAAAATCGGCTTTCTGTTTGCCGCCGAATCTGCCGACTGTTTCCTGATTGCCGATAAAGCAGATGCCTAGGGTCTGATCTTTAGCGTCAAAATGATCTGAGAAGCTGCGGAGCGTTTCTATTGTCCGCAGGCTCAGGTGCTGCGCCTCATCTATTATTATTACTGTGCCGTCAGTCAGCTTTGAAGTTATCGCTATCCAAAGATCATCAGCAGCATTTGCACTGACGTTAAGTGCGTTTCCGAGCATTTTCAGCATTGATTTCGGCGAACGAAAACAGGGATTTGCAGTCAGGAGTACGCAGCCGTTCGGATGATCCTGTGCATACTGCTTTGCCGCCTGCGTCTTGCCGATACCTGCATCACCGCAGGCGATAGCAAGACCGCCCATAAGCTGACAATTTTTGATGATCTCGTAAACTTCATCTGAAACAGACGTTTTTGCATAGTTCTTAGCCGAGTAGTTCTTCTCAGACTCCTGCTTGTTCTCGAAATACTCGATGAGTTTGTTGAGCTGCTTAACGGGGTCTGCCTTGTACGCTCCCGATTTTATCTGCGAGACCGTAGATGCTGCAATTCCTATCCTTGCAGCCGCTTTGTTAGCACTGCCGAGCTGTTCTGCAAGTGCATCGAACTTGTTAAGTGCTTCCTGTTGTTTTTCCGTAAACTTAAACATAATTATTCCTCCTTTTTGCTTTCAAGGTTACGGTTTATCCTGCGAATATCTATCACTACCTCGCCGCCCGAAGCCTGTTCAAGCACATCTTTTGACTGTTCGCTCGGACGGACGGGGATAATGTTTGACGGCAGTTCTATCATGAAATCGCCCTTGTTGCGCTGCTGACGGCGGACGGACATATCCAGCAGGTCGATACGCTGAGCAGGTTCAAGACCCTCTGCGACTGCTTTGAGGTCTGCCTTTATGCGCCTGCCGACGCTGTTCTGGATAGCAATAGCATCCGAAAGTTCATCTACCTTGTTGGTGATGTAGTCCTGCATTACCTTGTCGGCAACGCCCCACGTCCACAAATAACGGTCGTCCTTGTCGTATATGCGGACTGTTCTTGGGTCGGCAGGATCGTATCTGACGTATACTTCCTCACCGATATGCTCCCATGTATGCTCGTAGTCCATGTACCACAGCTTTTCTCCCGAAAATGTGACATAAACGCCGTTGCGCTTGATCTTCTGGAAGCGTGTGGAGCGCATGAGCATGAGGTTAAGGTCACTTTCCTCTGCCATTCTCACGCCGACATTTTTAATATCCTTGTTCCACACGTCAAGCCTGCTCATTCCTCTGAACTTAGCTTCCTTTCCGCCGTATTCCTGCATATTGAACTCGTAGTCTATCCAGTCGTTCAATGCTTCACGAACCTCGAAATCACACGGCAGCCTGCCTTCCTTGATACGTCTTTTCAGGCTTTCGGGTTTCATCATGATAGTTCCGCCGCAATAACCTTTGAACTCTCTCGCAAACTGCATGGTGACAGTCGAAAATGTTCTCTCGATAGGCTTTGCGTCGGCATTTCTTACAAGTGCGTTCCGCATTACGATACCGAGCCGTTGCAGGATAGTAGGCGGCATTATCTCGTCCTCTGACGATGTGCGACCTCTGTGTCCCTTGCCGCCTATATCGTGAGTCAGGAACTCACGTCCGTTATCCACATAGACGATCTTCGGGATACCGAACCGCTTTATGCCGTGTCTGAGTGCCAGCACTGTTGACTGCGAGGTTGGCGTGTCGGTGATGTTCCAGCCCACAAGCACACCGCTTTTAGCATCGAGAAACGCTGTAAGATACAGCCTGTGAACAACGCCGTCACCGTCAACCGTCATGATGTCCAGCGTATGGTTATCCGCTACCCACACATCGTTAGCGTGGAGCTGATCGTACATTCGGTCGATATACGGCTCGCACCTGTCCTTCATAGCCTTGTCGCCATTGCGTGCGCAAATTTTAAGTGCTTCGGAAACGTCCCGTTCTAAGTGCCGTCTGAACGCCCGTTCCGAGGGTATCTGTTCCAGCAGTTCGGGGTAAAAATCCTGTGTCCATTCCTTTGTCGCCTTGAAGCAGGTGCTGACGGTCGGCTGATTATCGTCCAGCCAGTACCACAAAAAAGCATTCCACACCTTGTCGGGAATGGAGCTTGCACCCTTGTTTGCACCGCCACGCTTGCCGAGGATGCCTGCAAGGTCGTTTTCCTTGTAAGCTGCCCACTTGCGGTAGAGCACGTCCATTGACACCTGCAAATCGGGGTGTTCAAGCTGACACTTGCCAATGAACAGCTTGTCAACCTCGGTCTTTTTGCCCTTAAAGCTATTGCGATAACCTTGCCATTCGAGAAGTATGTCTTTCCACATTACGATGCTTTCACGCTCCGCTTCTGAAAAGTCCTCGAACGTCATTTCAGGACGTTTTTTATCCTGTTTAACGGCTGTTTTAACAGGCTCGATGCCTGCTTCCTGACGCTGTTTGGCGTAATATTTCGCTTGTATGTCCGCAGGAAGCGCCGAAACAGGGATAAGATATTTCGGGCGCTTGCGGTCGTTTATTTCTATGGTGCAGGACAGTTTGCCGTCTTTACAGAGTTTTTGTATGTTTTGTGTACTGCAATTCTTAAGATTAGCAGCTTCAGCAACAGTTAAATAATCCATCTGCTCACTTCCTTTCAGACCTGCCTCATCAGTGCCGGAAGGTCGTCTCCGGTCAGACAGCGGTACATGACCGCTGTTTCGGCTTCTATGCTGATCTCTCGCCCAGAAGCTCACCGACAGTGCAGTGCAGCGCCCTCGCAAGCTTCTGAACGACATTGACTGTCGGGTTGCGCTGCTCCTTTTCGATACATGAGATCATCTGCACGCTGACCCCCGACACCGCTGCAAGCTCCCTTTGACTGAGGTTGAGCTGCATACGCTTTGCCCTGATAGATTTACCTAATGTCATACCTTTCGCCCCTTTCAAGCTCGATCTCTGCCATTTCACTCATGAAGTTCTCACGGATAGCTGCTCTGCGGCGCTGTTCACGCTGTTCCCGAACAAAGTGTTCACGCAGGAACGAAAGGTAAACGACAGTCGAAAACACCGCAGTTGATGCGCTTATGATCTTGAATCCAAGCAGTTCACCTGTGAACGCTCCGATGATAAACCCGATCAGCCATATAAAGCAGATAACGCCTGCTTTGAAAACGTCCTTTTCCTCATTGTTCATTTTACCAATCCTCCTCAAAATCGAGCATTTCAAGTGCGTCCAGAACCGTAAGAATGTCTCTGGTATATCCGATAATACCCTCGTGCCTGAGCCAGCAGTCGAAAACACAAGCTGCACCATATTCCTCGCAAGCGTCATCAATAGTCCTGAACTGTGTGTTCTTCATTTCGTTGAAGGCTTCGAGAACCTTTTGCTTTGCGTTATCCATTAAGCCCCACCTCCTTGACATCAACGGCTCCGGTGAAGCGGTAGCCCTGAAGCTCCGCAATATGAACGAGCGTCAGCTTGACCTCGAACGGCAGTCTGTAAGGTCCGAGTTCCAGCACCCTGTCGGCAAGCTTCTGACGCATTGGAAGTCTGATGCAGGTCTCTGCGCTCTCGACCGAAGTTCCAAGGTCAAGGTCGATCTTGTCCATGTGGTAGGTAATGAGTATGTACTTCATGGTTTTTTCTCCTTATTATTTTAGATTCGATATAAGTTCAGAAATAGCGTACAAAATTAAGGTTAGCGTTCCTAATATGTAAAAAGCATTCCTTAAAGCCCAAAGTATTTGGCGTACTTTGGTTTTTTCTTTTGCCAAAATCCCTACGCACAGAATCATAATTGTAAAATGCACAAATAGCACAAAAAAGATTAAATAACTAATTTCTCTCACCTCTTTCTGTTGACTTTATCATGTTTTAATAGCATATTTTTCTTTACATTTCCGCTAATGTGTGATAAAATGTAGTAGAAGGGTGGTGATTAAATGAAGTATTCTGACGTAAGAGTAAAATTTGCTGAAATAATGGTTCCAATAGTTGCCGATGACACTTTTTCAGAAATATATAAAAATACCATAGAAACTCTCTCTGAAAGTGATCTCGCACTTTTAATGTTTGCTTTATCTTATGAAACAAAGCTGTTCATTCACGCAGTTCTAAGCACGCCAAATGAGAAATTAAAGAAACTATACAAAAAAACTAATCCTAAGATAATAGTTTGCTTTTATCTACGATATTGGAACGCTATCAATCTGTTAAAAGAACATCCTGACAATTCCATAGAATTGCCGGAAAAAAGAGAAGAACTTGTAGAGAAGCTACTTTTTGACTTTGTAGAAAGATAAGCCATCATCAACTATGATTGTTTTTGGAATACCGTATTTGATAATTCCGGAGTAAATTGAATCTATTTTCTTCTTATCACCTGCTCGATTACTATTTGAGCAGGTTTTTTTCTTATTTGTTCTCATATTTTCACCTTCTTCCATTTCTCCTTCTGGACTATAAGTGTAACACATCTTGCGAAACTTGACGTAGCACTTATTTTGTGGTATACTTTTGTTAGCGGACTAGGGGATAACTGCGCCCAGTGTGTCCACTAAAGTATAGTATAATTTAGTTTTCTAAATTTGTCAAGTCATTTTTAATAACATAAATTTAGAATACTAAATTTTGTATGATTGCACAAATTTTAAAGGATGAATTTATATGTTTTATGATAATCTAAAAAAGGCTTGTAAAAACAAGGGTATTAGTGTCACTGCAACTTTAAAAGAAATTGGAATTGGTGGTGCAAATGGGACTTTTTGGAAAAATGGTTCAGTGCCTGCGTCAGATATTGTAGTTAAGTTGTCTAAATTTTTAAATGTATCAACTGATTACCTATTGATAGGAGAAGATAAAAACTCGTCTTCTGATAAAGTTTCAGAAGACGAGCAGGAACTATTGAGCATTTATAGAGAATTGAGTATAAGAAATCAGGGAAAGCTTATTGGACGAGCCGAGACAATGTTGGAACAACAAAGAGCAGAGAGCCGAATGCCTACCTCAGAAACTGTTGAAACCATTGCTCCAGTCTTACAACCGGAGCTTGTACATAAGACGGACTAATGCTTCTTGAATATAAAGATATGAAACCCAAAAAATGTATTATGCTCTTTATATTTAAAGAGGATATGGACTAATCTTTGTCACAAAAAGTGGTTAATACCAACTGGTTGGCATTAAATCTAATTTTGGTTGGTATATTGGTATTAAAGAAATGTAATTTTCTGACAATCTAAGAGCTGATATTTTAAGCCTACTGTTCAAACTCTAAAACAGCGAAAACCATTGATTTTACAGGATTTGCGAGGTTTTAAAACAGCTTTTCAAACACTCAAACACATTAAAACGATTGAAATTTAAAAACCCCTGAAACGGCAGAAAAGAACCGTTTCAGGGGTCATTTTTTTGACACCATATTTTTCTATTAGCGTTATCCGA